GAACTCACTCCAGCTGAAGAGCAAGAAACTTTCGAAGAGGAAGAAGAAAAGCTTGAAGAGGAAGAGAAAGTCGAAATGGACGCAGACGGTATGCTAACTGCTATCGCTGACTTGATCAAAGGTTACATGGAAGAAGTTAAAGAGGTTAAAGAAGAGCTTTCTTCTCTAACTGAGCGCTTTAACTCAGTAGCTGATTTACCAGCTGCAAAAAAGGTCAGCAACACCTTCTCAGAAAACGCTGCACAACGCAAAAATCTTGCTGAAGACAGATTAGAAAGACTAATCCAAATCAGAAACAAGAAATAATCTAACCCAAAAAACAAATAATTTTTAATCATGGCATTTGATTTAACAGCTCTCACAGCATATACTGATGAGAATTCACTAGACCTGATTGCAAAAGCAGTATTAACTACTGACTTGATGGGCGAGATCGATTTGAGATCTGGTCTTTCAGCAGGAACTGTTGCAATTAACCTCATGGACGGCGACCTCAATGTTGCTGACCTAGCTTGCGGATGGAACCCAAGCGGTGACGTTGACTTTTCACAAGTTGACATCACAATCAGAGACAAGCAAGTAAAGATGGCTCTTTGCCCAGAAGACCTACGTCAATACTGGATGAGCCAGCGCATGTCTCCTTCTGCACACCTAGAAAACGTACCTTTCGAAGAGATCATCGCAGGATACTACGTTGAGCGTGTCAAGAAGTACAACGAAGGCTACCTCATCAATGGTGACGGTACTGCTGACGGTATCAAGGCTCAAGTAACTTCAGCTAACGGTGCTACTCTTTCTGCAGCTCCTGCAGCATGGGTAGTAAATAACGCAGTTGAGCAGGCATTGAACATCTTCGATGCTATCGACGAGTCAGTAAAGGACAGAGAAGATCTAATCATGATCGTTTCTCCTGCTAACTTCAACACTCTACGTAGAGCATTGGTTGCGCAGAACTACTACCACTACGATCAAGGTGACGGCAGAACTCTAGAGTTGCCAGGTGCAAACATCAAAGTTGTCAAGACTTCTGGTCTAGTCGGCTCTGACTACGTATGCGCTGGTCCTGCTGAGTTCATCGTTGCAGGTACTGGTCTTGAGGACGACATGTCTCAGATGACATTCTTCTTCGACCAAGGTGAAGACACTGTCAAGTTCATCGCAAAGTGGAGACTAGGTGTTGCAGTACACCAAGTAAACGTTTTCGGAACAAACGATCTAGCGTAATCTAGAGTAACCTAAAAATACACAAAGAAACATGGCTTGTTCAAATCTCACAGGTGGTTTTACGCTAGACTGTAACGACGCTAACGGAGGTATCGATAAAATCTTTATCGCTAACGGTCCCGTTGAGTCAATTACAGAGACAGCTGGAACAATCACCGCAATCACCGTCGGTGGTAGTGCTTTGACGCCAAGTGATTTCTTTGAATTTGAAGTTCCTAGACAAACTAGTTCTTTCACCGAGACAATCAACGTTTCACAAGAGAACGGTACTGTATTCTACGATCAAGCTCTCACAATGGTATTCAACAAAATGGATGCTACAAAGAGAGATCAGATCTTGTTGATGGCACAAGCAACCAATATGGTTGTAGTGTTCAAAGACAACATTGGACAGTACTTCTCAGTTGGAGTTGAGCGTGGTGCATACATGACTGCTGGTACAGCAGTTACTGGTACAGCATATGCTGACAGAAACGGGTATGAAATCACAATCTCAGGTGCAGAAGCTTCACCTTCATTCGAAGTCACAGGCTCAATCGTCGAAGCATAAATCGACGCCTACATAAATCTGACATGGAGAGGGACCCTTCGGGGTCCCTTTCTTTTTACAAATAGTTTTGTTTTTATATTTCTATATGAAACATACAATGTTTATATGACAACAATCGTTCAACAAGATAGAGGTGACTTTTATGTGAATGAGCCTGCAGTTACGTTCAATACAGCTTCAACAAAGCTGTGGTTGCGTAGCGAGTACTCGCAAGAGTATGAAGGACCATTTGATGTCACGCTCATAACACAGACTGATAGGTATGCTAAACTAATAGTAGCATTTCCATCTGACTTTGATCAAAATCACAAGAATGGATTTTACACATACTATATCGGTCAAGGCTCTGACACGCAACCTGATCTAATCTTTAATCAGGATATAGTCAAGATCATTACTGAACCTGGTGGTGAGCCTGGCGAAGATGAATACATATCTACAAACGAAAGAAGAAAGGCGGATGTATACTATCGCCCAAATTATTAACACTAAACTATGAGAAATATACCAGAAGGATTATACTCTATCAAAGGCTCCAAGTTCGAAGCTATGGAGTTACCAGTTATTAGAGAGATTAGAGGCAAAGAATGGATGCAGTTCGGCAATGATAATCTATTTCCACAAGAACTAATCAGTTTATATGACAGTTCTGCAATGAACCACACTTGTATTGATGCTATTAAAGATGGTATCGTAGGTGAAGGCATCGTAGAATGGGGTGAAGAATACATTAACTCAGATGGCGAGACCATTAATGAAGTCTTTGAGAAGATTGCATTAGATTACACTATCTATGGAGCATATTCACTAAACATAATATGGAACAAAGAAGGCAACAAGATAGCTGAGATCTATCACCTACCTTGTGCTAACGTTAGATCAGGAAAACCAGATGAGGAAGATAACGTCAACTCATATTTTTATTCATCAGACTGGTCACAAATTAGAAAATATAGACCAGTAGAATATGCAGCATTTAGTGTTACGGATACGAAAGGAGATAATGCGAGCCAAATCTACTATTGCAAGAATTATACCCCCGGAAACGAAGTATATGCTCTACCTCATTATATCGGTGGTTGCAATGATATTCAGCTTGATGCGCGTGTATCAAGGTTTCACAACGCAAACATCTCCAACGGACTTGCCCCCTCCATGTTTGTGCAATTTAGAAACGGAGTACCTAATCCTGAAGAGCGAAGAGACATCTATAGAGAGATCGAGGATACTTTCACAGGAGAAGACAACGCTGGCCGCTTCTTTTTGGCTTTCTCAGAGCCAGGCAAGGAGCTACAAGTTACCCCGATAGAGTCAACTAACGACGAATACTATCTAACACTTGAGCAACGTATCACATCTCGCATACTAACTGCACATAGAATCACATCCCCACTACTTTTGGGCATTAAAGAAGGTGCAGGATTCAGCTCAAACTCAGAAGAGATCATTACAGCATACTCACACTTTATGAACACTGTAGTGTTACCAAAGCAAAAGAAAATACTTCGATCATTTGGTTACATGTTGAACCTCTATGGTCTAAACGTTAAACTAGAGATCGAACCAACTCCAATGTTGGTAGGCACTGATGCTGACGATCCTGCAGTTGAAGAAAACATAACAATCGACTAACATGTCAAATACAGTATTATTAGTATCAGAACAAAGATTGAAGCAATGGACGCAGTTGGATGACAACGTGCGCATGAACGAGATCACACCTCATATACTACAAGCACAAGACATTTATATCCAAAACTCATTAGGAACTCTATTATACGATAGAATCAAAGATGGAGTACAAGCAGATGATCTAAATGCTAATGAAACTACATTGCTCAAGGACTACATAGGACCTACTCTAATGCAGTATGCTCTCTATCTAATGTTACCTTCGATCAAGTATAAAGTAGCTAACCAGGGTGTCCTAAATGGCTCCAGTGAAGAGACTACACCTACTACTCTAGAAGAGTTGAAATATTTGAGACAAACAGTACTTGATTTGGCTGAATTCTATAACAAGAGACTAGTCAAATACTTTTACGATAATCCAGGTATGTTCCCACAGTATGATGCACCGGGGACGGACGGCATGATGCCAGACAAGAAGAATCCATACTTTAGTGGACTTGTTACAGGACAATCTAATCTAAATTACTATGAAGAGAAATATGGAGACTGCACGGACTGCGGCCCTGCCGCAACATACTAAAGCTACTAATACTAACGTAAAAAAGCTGAAGGTATACCTAAAGAAGGTGAACAACTCAAAGTAAAATTATATTTCTAATTGATGGATATTTTAAACGCAACAAAAGACTATGCAGAGTGTATCTCTAATGGTGCTGTAACAACACCTACTGGAGGCACATGGGTCTCTGCTGCTGCGCTCTATCTTGGTGCTACTGAACCAATTAATGGTTCATGGCTTCAAGCTCTCTGTGTAGCTGAGGGTGTTACAGCTCCAGTCAATGGTAGTTGGGTTATTGCACTCGCAAATCACTACGGAGTTAGTCAACCTAAAAACAAC